AACCCTCGATAAGAAGGGTAATATCCGCAAGATTTCGGGAGGCTATGAGCTCCGAAAGCCTGTAATGTATAACGATTCCGCAGTAGGAGGTTTCTACTCCGGTTTCAGTTCGTTCAATCTTAACGCTATCGACGATATGACAGCGTTTCGATTTGCGATCAAGCAGTGCTACGAACCAGTAGCAATCTCAGGTCGTGAGCGTCGAGCTAACCGAGACGAGGCCGCAATCCTCGACCTTATGGAGAGCAAGATTGAAGCATCAGTCGCTCGTCTTAAAAACACTGTATCGACCTCGCTTCGCGGCGATGGAACCGGTTCCGGTGGACTTGAGTTCGACGGTTTGAAGAAGATGGTTTCGACCTCTCCTTCATCCGGTACATACGGCACGATCGATCGTACCGCTAACAGCTTCGCGCGTAACGTAGCAGTCAACGTTACCTTGTCGGCAGTAAACGTTCAGGAGACTATCAGCGATACTATTTCGCAGGTAACTCGTGGCGATGAAATGCCAGACCTCGGTATCTGCGACCGTACCGCGTGGAAGTACCTTCATTCGTCACTTACAGCGATTCAACGAATCCAAGCTCCAACTAAAAAGGGAGAAGCCGGTTTCCGTACGCTTGTATATGATGGTGTAACTTTCGTATTCGATGGTGGATATAATAGTTCGGTTCTCGAGACTAATTCTATCCGACTTCTTAACACGAATTACATCACGTTTGATCAAGTTCGAGGAGCAGACTTCAAGCCCCTCGCCCCTGATATGGCTAGACCAGTAGACCAAGATGCGTTCTTCAGTGTTATCCTCCTCGAGGGTAACCTTTGTTGTTCCGCTCCTGCTCTTCAGGCCGTCATTTACGCTTAATTGATAGGAGGAAAAAGATATGAGTTTCTCAGGATCTTTCGGAGTAAATTACAAGAAGACCTTTACAACGGACAGCAATCTTAGCCTACCAGCTAAGGTTGGTGAACGTGGTAGTTCAGCACTTGGGGAGTTTGTTTTCGTACAAGCAGACGGAGCTATCGCTCAGTATGCGTTCGTGAAACTCTCAGACGATGGACAAGCCGTAGAGCTTACTACTACTAACGCGGGATCTAACTCCCTCCAGGTAGGAGTTGCTCAAGTGGCAGCAGCCGATAACGAGTACCTTTGGGTATGGGTCGGTGGATTGGATGGTGGTGGAGTAGGTTCAGGAATCAAGGGCAAGGCAGCAGCTAGTTACGCAGCCGATGCTAACCTTAACACCACAGCAACGGCAGGAGTTGCCGATGACGCGTCTACGACTCTTATTAAGAACGTAGTCGGTCTTACGACTCTTACCGGAGCCGGAACCGTAGAGCTAAAGTCGCAAGGCTTTATCTCGGTTAACTAACCAATAGTGGGGAGGCTTGTATAGCTCCCCTCTTTTTATAAGGATTTCACTATGCCAACAGCAGCGGGTTTAATGGGTCTCGGTATGCCGGATCAGCTTGCGGCAGCGGTTACAGACGGAGTCTCTTCCGTTGTAGTTAACGCTACCGCAGCCGGTGTTAGATCGTACCAGTCCGTCGACAACGTGACCGATGCTCTCCCTACTCAGGCAGAGATGGTTACAGCGTTCGGCGCGGCAGCTACGAAAGGGAGTGGATGGGTCGGTTTGATTAAAGATGCAAACGCCGACACTAACTTTTTCATTTGTGTGAGTAACGGCACATCTTGGTATGCTCTCAAGCTAACCAAGGGCGCATAGTTTAGGAGGGGGGCTTGTATAGCTCCCTCTTTTTTCTTTTAGGAATATATGGTCAACGTATCAGGAAAAGCGACTACTACGACGCCAACAATCGCAACCGCATCAAGCACAGAGATCCTTGCGGCTAATGGATTTCGTAACTTCCTACTCATTCAAAATACAAGTGCGGCAGACGTAGCTATCGGATTAAACGGGGAGACTCTTACCGGTATCGCGGCGACCGCGACCAACAAGTGTTTCGTTTTGAAAAGCACAGCGGGTCTCAATATCCTTCGATTCGATGGTAATTTTGTTCCAGCGGGAGCAATTACCTGTTACCAGACCAGCGGCACCAATATCAATACGGTTGTAGTTGTAGAAGGCTAAGGATAGTTTTATAACATAGGGGACTTTATTTTAAGGAGAGTCCTCTATGGCACATATCCCGTGGGAACAGATAATGCATGGTTCGCAGCAGAACGATAAACCGTTCAAGGGCGCGAACGTAAAGTTCTTTAATGCATACCAAGAAAACCGATTGAAGTCGCAGGATGCGGGGCGACCGATTTACGACGAGATACCCTCGATCTCTATTCAGTACCCAGGAATGGACGAGACGGTTCGTAGGATAGAACCGCGGGACATTGAAGCATACCCAGAACTATACAAGGCTTTCCGAAGTGGTTCGGAACCGGTGCAGGATGGTACTCCCTTGCAAGAGTGGACTCTCCTCCCAGGGACCGCTATGCGCGAACTACAGTATCTCGGATTTAAGACAGTTGAGCAGCTCGCAGAGGCTAACGACGACGTTAAACGCAGAATGGGGCCGCTCGTTCAGTTCGTAAAGCGCGCAAAGGATTGGATAGAAGCAGCAAACACACCTCAGAACGAGATCGTAGCGATGAGGGAATCGCTCGAGAAAGAACGCGCTAGAACGTTCAAGCTCGAGGAGCAGCTTGCGATCCTAATGCAAAGGATCGACTCAACGGAAGGAAACGACTTCTATACTAAAAGAGTTGTTGCGGTATCGGACACGGATCAAGAAGTATCAGGGGAGCAGCCGAAGCGGGGAAGACCTCGAAAACCTATTGAGTAAACCATGCCGATAACCCTACTACAGAACATCCAAAACGTAGCGAACGAAGCCGGCTATCAAGTAGGTTCGACCGTAGTAGGGAACAACGACGTTACTACCAAGCAGCTCCTGGCAATAGCTAATCGCGTCGCTCGAGAGATGAGCGATCTTTATCCGTGGCCGGTTCTTTTTGCGTCGCATAGCTTTACGCTTGTGGATGGACAAGCACTATATCCGGTTCCCGGTTCGTTCTCATATTATCATTACGAAACGTTTTGGAATCAGTCGAACCGATGGCGCATCCTTGGCCCGATGACTCCTCAGGAGTACGCAGAGATCATCGGGTACGGATTGAATACGACCGTATATAGTCGTTTTCAGTTCCGAGGACTTGCGAATAATCAGATACTAATCAATCCGACACCAACAGCAGCAACAGCCGGCCAGACGGTTATCTTCGAGTATATCGCCGATCGTCCAATACGTCCGAAAACCTGGGCCGCGTCGACCTCCTTCGCAGCCGGTAGCTACTGTTTCTATAACGGAAACTACTACACAACGACAGCAGGTGGTACCAGCGGGTCAACCGCTCCGACTCATACCAGTGGCTCGGTATCCGACGGCGGTATAACCTGGGCGTTCTACGACGGCGCATACAACGATTTCCTAGCCGATACCGATATCTGTAACCTTAATCCTAAGACGCTCGAGCAAGGTATGCTCGAAAGGTTCGCAGAGATTCATGGTTTAACAACAGTCGGACGGCGTTACGACGTGCAGTTAAACGAGGATTTTTCAAAACAGAATCCCGGCAAACTCCTTTACGCAGGAGGACATACGCGATCGACTATCTTTGCGCGAAACGGGACAGCAGTATTCGGGTCGTGGATCTAAACTATGGCAAGTTATTCCGAACAAGTCGCTCAATACCAAGAGCTCCGACGACAAGGCTATAGCGGTCCTCAAGCCGCGGAAATGGTTTGGGGCCCCGGTGGTCTTCAAGGAGCTCAACAAAGCGCGGGGAAAGAACAAGCACGCGCGCAACGTAACGCAGCCGTCGGACAGATAGCCGGAACCGTGGGAGGTGCCTACGCCGCGCGTGAAGGCTATAACGCGCTATTCCCAGGAGACAAGGCTACAGAAGAAGCCGCAAAAGAGGGAGGCGGGTTTCTTTCGCGATTGTTTGGTCCTAGCAAAGGAGCCGAAACGGTAGGACAAACGACGGGACAGGTAACGCAAGGTGTAACAGGTTGCGCAGAGAGTCTCGGAGCTCCAGCCTCAAACGTTCAAGGAATGTTTTCCTCTCAACCAGTAAACAACCTCTACACACCGATCCAGGATGCTAACGTTCCGCAAGGTATGACGCGGATCAATGTTCAGAGTGGAGTCGATGGCTCGACGACTCAGGCAGTAGTTCCTAGTGAAGTTCTAAACGACAAAGGGTTCCTCGATACGGTTAACTGGGGACAAGTCGGACAGGGCACAGTCGGCGCGATGCAGCTTTA